AAGAATGGAGTGAATAGAAAGCAGTTAAAAGCAGTGATACAAATGACGTTAGACGGTAAATTCGTTGCCGAATATTACTCAGCAGCAAAAGCATATAGGACGCTAGGAATAAAAAAAGGGCATATATCAACAAGTAGCCCTTAGCTAACTTTTGAAATATGCCCAATCCAAGGAGTGAGTCCGGCTATCCTGCCAAACTCTCATAAATTATGGCCTCCTCTTCTCATCCAAGAAAAGAAGACTTTTAAAACTAAACTAAATTGTACCTTATTTTATCTTCAAATAAAAGGTCTAATTTATAGAGCCTTCAATCCCTCTGCTATATTGGTCTGGGCACTCTTTACAACCGTTCCACCATCTCCATTCCCAGCGTTGTGCCCTCCTCCTCCATTAGCCTCGGAAGCCTTCATGATATCCTTCTTTCCAGGATAGGCATCAAGGATCTTTTCCATGGCTTCATCAAAGTCAGCCGGATATCCAGGATTGGAAGCAGAGTTTATGAGATTCCCTGCCGCATCATTAGCAGTCCCATCAGGATTAAAGTGCTTCCCGAAAGTAGCCTTGGCAATATCTGGAGGAAGAACAGTCTTCTTGATCACCTTACTATTTGCGAAATTAACCCCAACAGTAGCATCGAATAATTTGCCTGTAAGAGCATCTTTCTCGGTGTTCCATGTTCCTTCTTTAGCCTTCCAAGTCTCATTAATAGAATCTCTCTGAGCATCCATATCAATCTTATTCTTATCACCAATACTCGCTACATCCTCCAAAGCTTTACGGGAAGCCTCGGGATCAAGATCACCAAAAGCCTCCAGCTTCACAGTAGCGACACCGAGCTTTTTTTTGGCTTCATCCCGAGTCTTGATGATATCATTCATCTTAGCCTGGGCACCAATAGCATCAATTTCAAACTCCTTATCCCCATCCTTAGCCATGGGCTTTCCGTTTGGTCCAATCTTGATATTCCCATTCTCATCCAATACATATTCCATTCTACATACCTCCTGTGGTATTTATATGAGATCCTTAATTAGGATCAAATTTCCTTTATCATCAATGATGTCTTCAAACTTTATCTTCCTTCCCCGAACGAGGTTGGCTCTCATTGGCCCAATAGCATTATCCTGGAAAGCTTTCCCTCTCGACCACCACCAATCCTTATAATTTTTATCGGTGAATCCATAGTCATCAAGAGCCCTATCTTTCCCAGCTCTATCCACCCAAGGTTGATAAGCCTCCTCCATTTCTGGAACATCAAAGCCTAGTTCTTTCCAAGTAATTGTGATAGGAGCCCACACACATCGGCAACGAACATGAAGAGGCATGTAAGGCTTAGACTTATCAGAAACAGACCAACGCTGACCATCCAATGCCGCACACCTCGGGCAAGTCCCTCTTCCGGTTTTTGTATTTCCTCCTTCCATAATGGCAGACCATTCCATTTCCTTAACAATATCTTTGTTAGCTTCATAGACTTCCTCCTGAGCTTTAACATTGACTGATTGGATATAGGTCTTAACTATTGAATCAATATGCTGTTTCGGGTGATTGCCCATTATAGCATTATCTATTCGAGAAACTATCTTGGCATATGACTCCCCTTTGATAATCCCTTTCTGGATCTCGGGGAGGATAGTATCAACATCGATAAAGGCAGAGCCCATCCACTGCCCTAAAGTCTTTCCTCCGAGCTTCTGTTCAACTACCATTTGTTGAATCTGGAAAGCAGTTAATTGAACACTATTGAATCCCAAATATTTATAGTCCCAAGAGACTATCTTATTCATTTCCAAATAAGCATACTCTCCAGCATAACCGATAGCCTCTGATGCAGGGATTGTAAGCCTCTCTGCGATGACTTCAAGTGTCTGCTGTACTTCTTGTAGTAAAATCTTAGCTTGGCCCACAGAGAAGCTTGTAGAGGTCTTGCTGGCTATGACTTTCGATAGATCCCCGATAAGATCTCCATAGACCTTATAAAGCTGTCTAACTGCGCTATTCTCGAATGTATCCAGCGTTCTTCGGAGCTCAACCATTCGGGCTAGCATTATTTGGTCTTCTGTTTTCACGAGATCCCCATAAACCTTTTGATTTCATAGACAGCCCTTTTAGCCTTAACCTCATCTACATAGAAGGCATCATTAATCTCCCAAAAGGCTATTACCAGATCAGTGCTATATGTCTTTATCATAATTTCACCTCTGTAACTATATCCTCTATGGTGTGCTTTCCACCAATAGTCCATACATCAATCATATTAATGTCAGTAACACAACAGCAAGTCTCTTCCTCAAAGGAACAAACCAAAGCCCTTATGTCTTTCTCCAAGTCACTTTTGTGTTTCCTAATTCTTTGTATTGTGATTTCATTTACATTAGGCACCTTCCTCTCCTCCCTCTTCTTCTCCGAAAGCAGAACCAGCCAATTGGGACATCTCTAAAGACTCCCTCTTTTCTTGCTCTATATCAGCAGACATATCATCCCACTCGGTTGTATCCTGATACACTCCCCTTCTCCGAAACTCAATAAAGGTTTCTTGAGCAGAGGCAACTCCAGCTTCCTTAGCAGCCAACAAAGCCATAAGCTCTTGAGGATCAGCTACTCCAAAGTTGTACTCCTTATTCATCTCAATAGAGTTGTCTGGAAACTCCATCCCAATAAACATCCCCATAACTTGGAAGCACTGAATACAATAGTCCTCGAACTCAGTGGCCCAAGTACTGAGAGAGGAGTTTGATTCAGCCGAAGTAATAGCCTTCTCAGTAGCAGTCATATTGCCTACTCGGGGAAGGAGTTGTTGGAGGCCATACAAAGCCATCTGGGCTTCTGTCTCCTTTACATCTTCGGCTCCAGCCTTAATAGATGTTCCAGTCATCTCAACAGTCTTAAGATCTGAGTTCTCATCATCCGAGTTGATAAGAGTCTTTCCGGCAGGTAAAATAGGAATATCAGAAAGCATCCTTCCAAAGTATAGAGGGAATCGGCAGTATGTAAGGTAGTTGTCCTGATCCGAAGAAGTTCTCCAATGCTTTCCATTCAACTCGGATAGATCATCCAAAGGAGAAGGAGCAGTCATTTGAGTATCAGGATCTCCAGGAATAAAAGTGAGCAAAGGGATAATATTTATGCTAAAAGATCCACTATCAATAGATGCCAAACTCTTCGAGTCATCATCGGCCTCGAATAGCTCCCATTGACCTGGTTCTAGTACCCTTACACGGTCGAAAGTCTTCGTTCCATACTTTCCTACTCTTTTGGTGATAGACTCGCTTATACGGACTTGTACAATGAACCCGTCTTCATCCTCTATAAAGCCAAGGATGTCCTCGGGCTTAATCTCTTTGAAGTAAGGCCTTATGCCTGCCTCTTCCTCATCCTTCTGGGTAACAATGTTCTCATCTTTCTTAGGCATATCAACAAGAGTATGAACAACCCCTTTCCCTAATCCGTTCTGGAAGTTCCTTTTAGCATAAACGCTGAAAGAATCTCCGGCAGCAGTAATCCGTTCTGCCATATCTAAGAACTTCTGATCAACAGCCTCATCAAAGATAGGATCTTTTTGGAAGACCTGTCCAGAAAGGAAAGAGGAGGTCTTGGCAAAGGCATTTAAGAGGGTAGAGCATTTAAGCCTCTCATTATATCCTAGATCTCCCTCAAGGGTGTGCTGAGGAAGGAAGGCTTTCCCTGCCAACTTCATTCCCCGAGTCCCTTTAAGGAGTGTTCTGGCAAGCAGAGTCTTAGCCTCCCATGCTTCAATTATAGAACTCTTGTGCCCTACTGAATCAGGCTCGCTTGTCTTGGCTTCTACCGCAGTTGACAGTCCATCAGTACCCATCGTTTTCTCCTTTATTTAAACACTCATCATCTTGGTTGTTACTTTCTTAATAGGGTATAGGAAGGCTGGACAATAGCCCATAGCATCATTCCTATCATCTATTGTAGCTGGCCCAGCTAATTTCTCTGGTAGTCCTGTGGTTTCTGAATAAGCATGCTCTTCTAAGGCCTCTGTAGATCTGGGACACCTTTCTGAATTGATCTCGAAATTATTATGATATAAAAGCCTCTGTACAGAGTTAATCCTATCAACTATCCGAGGATTAGAAGCCCGAGCCTTTATATCATATCCAGCCTGTTTTAGGATCGCAATATCAGAGGGAGCAGCGTTTGTATTGTTCTTCTTTCCAGAGGCATCTGGAAACATTGTTATGGCTCTCCCACTAAAGTCTTCCGTCAACTTCCTTACCATCTCCTCAGTATCCATAGCAGCGAACTCATCAACCATAATAAGGCCGATGTTCTCTCTCGTTTCCCTTCCTATGCTATCAACTATTTTCTTCACCTTAGGGACATAAACAGAAGCACAAGATCCCCCATAGTTGAAATCGCAACCAACCATAATAGGCTCCCGAGGCCGAAGAACTCTATCACTAAAATGAGTATCTCTATCAAAATAAGAGTAAACAGTACCAGTAAAGATATTTGTCCACATACCAAGCAGATATGCCTTACACTGCTCTGGCGTATAGGAGTCTTCAAGATTCTTGATAAAGGATTCATCAAGGTTCCAATTAGAGGATGTTGGGGCTGTTACATACTTATAGCCTTGCCCTGGATTCTTCTTCCATCTTTCGTAAGTAAATTTGAAGCCCTCGGGAGTCGAGTAGCCGGAAACCATATTGAAGCTCTTCTTATGCTTCTTCCTCCCGTTCTTCTTCATCCTCTTCTGTCTATTCCTGGCTATGATACGGTTCCAAGCTTCGTTCCCCTTAGCAGCTGTAACCATTAGATCAACCTCATCAACATGAGATCTATACACCTCATAGGCTACGATTCTGGCTGGGTTATCCATAGACCGAAATATAATCTGCCTATTGCCTTGGATATTCATTATATGCTTAGAATTATTCATCTTATGCTTGACTCCCATCTCTGTTAGCTTCTCCTCTACCCGAGGAACAAGATTAAGGGATAACAAATCATGAGTAGGAGCATACACCCCTATTTTACACCCACCAAAGTCCATTACATCTCTAATAGCATTTGCCACTAAGATCTCGCTCTACCCACAACCATAGCCGCCAACAAATAGAGGGAATGGTATTTTAT